GTGAGAGCCTTGGCCGACAGTCCGCACGGCAGGGACGCGATCAAGATGTTGGACATGTTCAACAACGTGAGAACGAGACCCGCTTCGGAAATCAGGCAAGAGCGAGGAGCACGTCTCGCCGCAGCCGCGACGACCCGACCTGGCCAGACACCGCCGCCCAAGACATTGGACGACTTGTCTCCAGAAGAACTTTGGAACTACGAGGCCAAGAAGCGCGAAGAACAGAAAGCGCGTCAAGGCTACTGAAAACTTTTTAAAGGAACGAAATCATGTCTATCCAAAATTACAGCACAGTTGCATCGCGGAACTTGATCCGTGCCGCACAAGGCATGCTGGAACACGCTCAACCCATCACCGTTTTGGGCGACTTCGGTACTCAGCGCGAAATGCCGCAGAACTCGACAGACACATTGGTGTTCCGCCGTACTCTGCCTTTCGGCGCATCTACATCAGGCACCACAATCGAGAACTCCACTCGTTACGTTGGTACTCCTGACATCACCGCATCCAACTTTGTGTTGGCTGAAGGCGTGACCCCTAACTCCAACACCATCACGTTCCAGGACGTGTCCGTTCAGCTCCAGCAGTACGGTGTGTTGTTTAAGTACAGCTCTAAGACTGAGCAGTTGTACGAAGACGACATCCCCGGCGAGATGGTCAAGCTGACTGGCGAGACCTTGGCCGAGGTGATGGAGTTGGTTCGCTACGGCGTGTTGAAGGCTGGCTCTACTGTGATCTACACAAACGGCTCTAGCCGTGCCTCGATCAACACAGCAATCAGCTTGAACTCAATCCGTAAAGCTGCCCGTACCCTGGAATCAAACCGTTGCCGCCGCGTCACCAGCCGTTTGGCTCCTGGCGTGAACTTCGGTACACGAGCTGTGCAACCTGCCTATGTGGTGTTCTGCCACACAGACGCAGTCAGCGACATCCGTAACCTGCCAGGCTTCACCCGCGTGGAAGACTACGGTTCATTCAAGCCCATCCACGATCGCGAGATCGGTGCCTGTGAAGACTTCCGCTTCATCAGCTCTCCGCTGTTGAAGTCCTTCTTGGCTGCCGGTGCTTCCATTGGTTCAAGCGGCATGTTGTCTGTTGGCGCTGCCAACGTCGACGTGTACCCCTTCATCGTTATTGGTGAAGACGCATGGGGCCAAGTCGCATTGAAGGGCATGTCTGCCATCAAGCCTGTGGTGTTGAAAGCATCTCAGACCAACCACGCTAACCCATTGGGCCAATTTGGCTACGTGGGTGCTTCGACCTACTTTGCTACCGTGCGTTTGAACGACGCCTGGATGGCTCGTATCGAAGCCGGTGTGACCGCTCTGTAATGATCAGGGGTGCTGGTTAATCTAGCGCCCCGTCTAACCAAAGGAACACACCATGAGCAATCCAGCTTTCTATAGCCTTATTAACAGCGGGCGATTAACCGGTAACGTGATTGGCGCGGTGCTTGCCACTGAACCTCTTGCATCTACTGGCGCAACCCTGACCTGCACCCGTGATGTCCACGGCGGTCGTATGAACGTAATCAATGCAGCCGCAGGTTGTGCAATCACACTGCCAAATGCGACTGGCACTGGTTCGGTCTATCGATTTATGATCGGCACAACCATTACATCAAACAGCACCACCATCAAGGTGAACAATGCTACTGATGTCATGTCTGGCCGCGCATACGTGATCAGCGATAACACGGCTGCGGTACTTGGCTACGCCACTGGTTCTACTGATGACACCATCACCCTCAACGGAACTACGTTGGGTGGATTTGCTGGCGACGTCATTGAAATCACTGATGCAATTGCCGGTACTTTTTTGGTCGAAGTACACACCAAAGCCACCGGCACGGAAGCAACTCCGTTCTCGGCAACTGTCTAATCTTCTTTAAGGAATTTCACCATGTCATACAACATCGAACAAGCCAATAGTGGCTTTCTTTCACTCACCGCCGCCGGTCTGGCTGAAGGTACTAACAGTGCCACCTTCAAGACCGTCAACACTTTAACCTTCACCAACAACGGTGTGTTCAAGTCCAAAGCAGCTACCGACAACTTGACCTTTTCGACCGGCACCGCGCTGGCCGCAAGCCAGGCTTGTTTGTTTGGTGTGTGGATCAACACCTCCGGCACCGTGACGACCTCCCAAGGTCCAATCCAAGCCGCTGGCGATCCCTGCCCAGTCCCTAGCCAGGCCACCGCCAACACCACGTTGGTCGGCCTGATCAAAGTGACCACCAGCTCTGCCGCCACGTTCACACCTGGTACTACCGACCTGTCCGCTTCGGGCATTACCGCAGCGTTCTCCGACTGCATGGACATGCCTGGCTCGGCCCTGTAAGTTGTCATCCTCTTCCTAGAAGAGTTTATGCAGACCGCCTTCGGGTGGTCTGCTTTTTGGATTTTTAACCCCCTGGAGAATAAAGATGGCAAGTAAGAAAAACACCGTCCAAGGAATGGAAATCATCGACGACGAACCGGTCATTGAGACCGTGGCCGAGTCGCGTGATTTCAGCAAGCTCGCATCCGATGAGGCTTTCATGAACGAGCTGGTAACCGTCATGGTCCATTCGACCACTGATGAGAATCAACCCAATCATGTTGTTGTCAATTGCAACGGCATGAATCAACCCTTGATCAGGGGTGTGCCCACAACCGTGAAGCGCAAGTATGTCGAAATCTTGGCCCGCATGAAGGAGACCAAGTACACCCAGATCACGCGCAACGCGTCTGCGCCTGAGCAGATCGACATGGTTGCACGCCACGGTTTGAGCTTCCCCTTTGACTTGGTTGAAGACAAGAACCCCCGTGGCCGTGCATGGCTGCAAAACGTCTTGACTGAAGCAGCCTAATAGGGTCTTCGCATGAACCTCCTTGAACTTGTCAACCAAACCCGTGTTGAATGCGGCGTCTCTGGCCCGGCGCTGACCACAGCTCAGAGCCAGGTCGGCGAATCCGGTCGCATGGTGTCTTGGGTGCAGCAGGCTTGGATCGACATCCAGACCAGCAAAGAGGATTGGTTGTTCTTGCGAACCCCTTTTACATTTAACACGGTTGCGTCTCAATTTCAATACACCGCCGCTAATGCAAGCCTGACTGATTTTGGAAACTGGAAGCGTGACAGCTTTCGGTGTTCTAGTGTCGGCCAGTCCTACCAAGACGAGCAGTTGATGAATTACATGGA